CTGCCGTTGCTGCTGGCCTTGCAATAAAGGGTACCACACTCCAGAATTTGGATGAGGCAACATGTCGATGCATTCGGCTACGCAAGCCGGAAGAGTTCCTTCAGATTGCGCTAAATAGCACAGCCAATCAATTTGAAAAAGCCTGGAGCAAACTTACAACCAAGGAAAGCAAACCCAATGGTCGTATCAATTCAGATACAATCTTGTTACGAGTGATCTAAATATATGAATACTACAATCAAACTAATATGCGAAAACGAATACATCGAGATCGCTGGAAATCGCCTCGAAGGGCCGGAACGAAAGGTCGAAATTACATTGGATGGAGAGATGAGTCTCCCCGAGTTACTTGAGCAGATAGATCTCTTTGTGAAAGCATGTGGTTATGTTCCACCCGAGAATTGCATTCTGGATTATATCGAGAACGATGACTTTGTTGCCCGGGATGAACCCGAAGACGAATTGCAAGTCTGGATGGGAGAAAAAGAATGGCAGGAAACTGATCGATCAATGATGGAGCCTTCAATCTAATGGAAACACCTACAACAACAAAACCCGAATTTTATGATGTCATGGCCATTGCAAAAACTGCAACTGTCCTTGTTGGCAGTTATAAATCCGTCCTTGAAAAACTAAATGAGCTCTATCCTCTTGAAGTCAAGAGCAAGACGAATCCAACACCAAAGTTCTATTCCGATATGACCTTTGAGGCTCAATTAAATAAACTTTTGAATTATAATAAGTATAAGAGTAGCCATTTCGTCTATGGTATCATGTACTACCATCAAACGGATTCATCTCCCGAGAGAGCTCAGATGGCAAAGGATATGAATATCCCGGAAACGGTCGTTAGCTATCGCATTCAACGAGTGGAACTCCACCGTTAATATATACTCTTATGCTCGACGATATCCTGACAAAAGCCCTTGTAACACAACTCGTGGAGAACCTGGTTCACACCGAGAAGATGACCTATATGGAGGCGGTCCTGCATATCTGTAACGAACGTCTCATTGATCCATTGGACATTGGCAAGTTAATTGGCCCCACGATTAAATCGAAGATCGAGGTGGAAGCAATGGCTGCAAATCTTCTTCCCAAGAGCAATTCCCTCGCGAGCTTTATTTAATACCATGACTTTTTTATTAGACACGCCATATACCCCGTGCTTTATAAGAAATCAATTCTTCTTTGATGAACAAGAAGGACATGGAGAATTTACTCATGGTTTTGTTTTTGGATTCAGAGCTGAACCGCATCGAGTACCAGTGTTTCAGGTAATGCTTGAGAATGGAGCACAATGGGCACGAGTACCAGTACATATGATCTGCAGTAAACCATGTGATCCATTACCGCTGGACATCTCTGTATGGTGGGATGGTTTCGGTCGATGCTGTACCGTTCATGAATTTAATTTTCTGAAAAACAGACCCGTTGAGTGTTATGGCAGAGATAAAATAACTCGGAGGGGTAATTACATATTTACAATTGACTGGGCAAAAGATGGGTGGTCGGAAATACCAGACCAGCATAAAAATCATCATATTATTAGTCTGAATACGGGTCAATGGGTGGCATATCCCAATAACAAAACAGTTTGGCCGGATGACAGTTGGATTAAACCACAGGTAAATTTGAATTGGAAAAGCCCTAGCAAAAATTATAGTGTTGAAAGTTCTATTTCATAATGTTAAAACCTTGGGACGCATATCTGATATATACCGCAATCAAGTTACACTTTGATAGCGAATCATATGATGCAGTGAGGTATAACTATAAGACTTCTGTCAAAGAGAAGTCGTTCTTTGCACGTAAGGATAAGTACTTCTTTGCCAAACTGGCCAAGAGGTATCCAGAAAAACAAACACTGATCAACTATTACATTGCCAATTTTGTTCATCACACGGACGGAAAGGTCTGGGTGGGTGAACTTGTGGACACTCAGAGTGAGGATGTATATGCAGCATGGCTCAAGATTCATGACTCATTGTCCTATGTCTACGATCAGGACATTCAAAAACTTTCAGATTACTGTTCAAAACATAAGTTACGATTCGATCAATTATTTCAGGCAGGACTAGACGATCAGTCTCATCCTCTTGTCATGCGATTGTTCACTCAGGGTGAAATCACTCTTGAGACTGTAACCATATTGGACATACTCACAGACTTTATGAAGCGAGCGGATAAACTCATTACAGAAACAATTCTGTGGCCGAGTCTTTCTCGCAAGCTTCGTAAATACCGTGTGTTTCTGCGAATAGACCGAAAAAAGATGAAAGAAATTACTCTTTTAAGGTTTACAAACTGAGGCACTCAGTATAGATTAGATACACTGTTAATACTACAACAATACAACAATACTACAATACAATGTCATTCGCTGACTTAAAAAAGAATCGTACAACTTCCATCGCTGCTCTCATGAGCGCGGCTGGAAAAACATCGGGTGGTGGAGGTGAAAAGAAGTCCTATACGGACGATCGTTTCTGGTCTCCCGCCGTGGACAAAGCTGGTAATGGTTATGCCGTGATCCGTTTCCTTCCAATTACAAAGGGTGAGGAACTTCCATGGGTCCGTTACTGGGATCATGGCTTCAAAGGCCCATCGGGTCGCTGGTATATCGAGAACTCTCTCACATCAATCGGTCAACCCGATCCTGTGGGTGAACTGAATACCAAACTCTGGAACTCTGGAATTGAGGCTGATAAAGAAACGTGCCGCCTTCAAAAGCGCCGTCTTCATTATGTCGCAAACATCCTTGTGATTTCTGATCCTGCAAATCCTGCCAATGATGGCAAGGTATTCCTCTATAAGTTCGGCAAGAAAATCTTTGATAAGATGCTAGACCTTATGCAACCTCAGTTTCAAGATGAAAAGCCAGTGAATCCATTTGATTTCTGGGATGGCGCAGACTTCAAGTTAAAGATTCGTAATGTCGAAGGCTATCGCAACTATGATAAGTCCGAGTTTGCGGCTCCTTCACCTTTTCTGAATGGTGATGACGAGAAGCTAAATGCAGTCTATGAAAAACAATACTCCTTGAAGGAGTTTGTTGATCCAAAGAACTACAAGTCCTATGCTGATCTAAAGCGTAAACTGATGGAAGTTCTGGGTGATGCAAATCAGGTTCATTCGACTGCAGAGTCAATTGATCTTGATAATACAGCCTCGGGTCCTCGCTATGCCGAGACTCCCGCGGCGGTACGTGCACCCTTTAAGCCCGTTGAGGCGGGTAGCGATGATGATTCAGGTAAAGAGGAAGATACCCTCAGCTACTTCGCAAAGCTAGCGAAGGAAGATTAATCCGAGATTCATTCACTATATAATGCAAAAGGAGGCTCTCGAAAGGGAGCCTCTTTTTTTAGTGTCCCGTCGACCTATAACCAAAAGACTCTTCTGTTTTATTCGGATGATTCGATTGCTGAATTGTAACGCTGCTATTGTTGTTAGAAACTGTATTTTTATTCACTACAGGAGCTATCGCAACAGAGCCTCCAGAAGCAGCATTCTCTCTCATTTCTTTTGTACTGTTTGTGAATGCAGAAATGTCAGCTCCGGCCGATGAAACGAGAGCTGGCCCAATTGCAGCTCCGGCGGGATTTGTTGTCATTCTGTAGCTATCCAGCATCGCTTTACCGAAATCGCCAAATGGATCTGATCCAAAAACATTTAGGAGAGGATTGCTTTCTTGGCCAGCAGATGCTGCGTCCGTTTTCTTCTTCAGTTCTTTTGCTGCTGCTTTTGTTGCAGTTGTTTCGCCTGCTGCAGCAATGATGCTCTTCGTATCCGTCTGAACCTCTCCTCCAGTCTCTGTATGTGTACCACCCAGCGCTCTAGAAAAACTAAAATCACGCATACTCTTTGCGATTGAATCGAGCCCAAGGCCTTCCGCCACACTCGCAAGAAGATTTTTAGGTATATCAAGCACGGCTGTAGCAAATGTTTTAAGCATTCCTCTGAAAATTTCCGTTATAACTCCGAGAATGTCACCCTCTTTAAATTCCCTTGAAATATCGGTAAACGTGTCAAAAATATTTCCAAAAAATTGCTCGAACAGATCTTTGGCCGCTTTAGCAAGTCTATGAATGGTTTCGCCGATAATATCGCTAAAGCTAAATGAATCAAGGAACTTTTCCACCTCTTCAAATCCAAGTGCTCCGGCAACCCAAGAAATGGCATCTTTTATAAAATCAGCCAGATCACCAGTAAAGAAATTTACAAAGCTGATAACACCAGCCTCAAGCCCTGCCCAAATATCGCCAGTCTTTTTAAATACGTCAAGTCCATCTATAATAGCAAACACTACTGCCAGTGGTCTAAGAAGAAGGCCAGCAAATCTTGCAAGTGCTGCTCCGATTTTAAAAGCAATTCCACCTACAGCTTTTACAAATTTAACAAGTTTGCCAAAATATGTCTGCATTTGTTTAATCCGAGGAAAGAGTTCTTTTAAGGCCATCATTTCATCTCCTCTCATTAATAAAAATACGGAAGCTCGAATTGTTCTTCCAATCTTTGTAAAAAAATTACGCAGGAAATCTAATGACTGGACAACGGGTTCAAACATCCCGCCGGATCCAGCAATTCCAAGTATTCTGGCTAATTTATTAATACCCAGCGCCTCCATTAAAATGTTTTTAATTTTGCCTAATATGCCGAACAATGTTTTATCCAAAACCTTTCTAATGCCAACGACAAATCCGGCAAATGAACCCATAATAGCAGCGCCAATACCTAAAAGTATTTCCCAAAATCCAAGACCGCCTTCTAGATGTTTATCGTCTTCGACAACACTTCTTCCTTCTTTTTTATTCTTTTCACCCTCGCGGCGGGCTTCCTCATTCTTTAAAGCCTCAGATTTGTTCAAGTCAAACGTATCGCTCATTACCTGGCTTATAGCATTCAACGCAGCCACTGATTTGAGCGTATCTTCTGCAATGAGCTTTAACACACCTAGAACCGTATTTGGACCACTCTCTTTATCATTTTCCGCACTTGAAATATCCTGTTCAACCAAAGATTTAAGGCTCGCCGCGGACTCAAGGGACAGTACAGACATATGCATCATATGCGCACTAATCTTATCAAGAGCCTCGTTCGAGACCATGAGCTCTAGGAGTATGTCCTTGAATGTTTCGTTTTTGTCTTTTGCTTCAGCCATGATGGTATGTTTCTTTACTTAGATGTAGTTCTCTTTCGAGCCTTTTCGTTTTCTTCTTTCACATGATCGACTAAGAGAGCTACGTAGATTTCCCTCTCCCACGGCAACATCGTGTTTAATTCCGATAAACTGTATTTGTGATGTTGCATAAGGGCGAAATTAGTCTGATAATGATTCATCAAACTGTCGTGGGAGAGGGCGATGAGAAAAAACTTTGAATTCCTCTGATCAATAGTGAATTTTTAGCTTTGCAGTGTGCGCATTCAAACTCAACGTTATGCTCTAATTTAGGCATTGCTTCGATGAATTCTTGAATCTTTTTAAATTGATTCTGATTCAATGACTCGAGGAACTCATGCAATTCTGCTTTGGTTTGATCCTTTGCGGGATAGACTCTCTTATTATCAAAGATGGATTCAATACAACCAGCAATAATGTTAAAGGCCAATTCGGCTTTATTTGTTTTCTCCGAATCGCCCTCATCACTAAACTCAGCCACCAAATCAACCTTGGGCCAATTCATTGTGATACCAATTGTGTCGGTCAGTTGAATTGTACCGGAAGGAAGATTCTTTACATCGATCTTAATTTCATCTAAATTTACATCAACCCGAGTGTTCTTTTCGCAGCTGGTACATTTTAGGTTTAGCTTTGAGATTTCTCCCACAGATTTTGCACGGAGGCGAAGGAACATATACTCAAGATCAAAAATAGGTAGTTCACCTGGATCAACCTTATTGTATGTGCATGCTGAAATTGTATCCTTGACTGCCTGCATGATTTGCTTCGAATCCGCAGACTCAAGTGCAATCATGAGCATCTTTTCTTCCTTGACAAGATAGGGACGGTAAAAAACCTTCTTTCCAGTGGAAGGAAGCTTTGTTTCATATTTTGGTGTTTCAATAATCGGTAGTGGCATATAGGTATGATTTAGTTGTTAATCAATCGAAAAGTATTTACGGCTTACCGTAGCCTGTGTTACTCGGCTTGCCCGTCTTTGGATCATAAGCGACAAAGGCACCAGCAGCGTAGCTAATAGGCGTCTCGTAGTTATAGCTATTAAATGTCGGAACCTTCCCAAATGATGTCTGATATTTTCCAGCAGTAGTAGGATTTAAATCAACCGCAGGGGTGAACGCGGGTAATGCTGGAGGTAGCGTTCCTTCAGCAGGAACACTATCCACGAAGAAGTTCTCATAGGCCATGGTTACAGAAAACTTTTGAACTGAATTTTCCGCGGTATTGTCAAGTGCAATCGAGTTGAATGTAACTGGAAATGCATTATGTAATACTACAGTGTAGATGGGAAGGTTTTTCTTATTTAACTGAGATATTGTGACGTCAACTGCAAAGTCTTTAAGATAATTGAGCCGGTAATTATTAAATCCCATGATCTGTTCCGACCATTTATCAAAAATTTTCTTCATGTAATAATCGCCCGTCATAAGAAAGGTAAAATTAACCTCATCATTAAAGAAACTATAGGGCCGCTTTACCGCATGCTTCTCAGCCTGGTAATCCAGAGTCATAATCTGTCTTCCGGGCAATGAGCAGGATTCGCACAGGATTGTAATGTCTCGATAATCGTTAATCAGATTCTTTGCATTGAATGTCCCCGAAAGAGCAGATGTGACAATATTGCGAAAATCTAAATTAAACAGAGACTGCTTTGGTGGAGAAAAGTTTACGGTGAACCGATTTTCATGAGCAACTCCACCATGTTTAATGAGTGAAGTCTTTAAATTGTCGATCGATTTACCAAGAAGATTGTCGAGTAGTGTTGCCATTTAGATCAAATTTTCTGAAATTGTTTACGCGATTCGAGCCATACCTTATTCTTCGTGGCACCTCTAAAGTGTTCAGTCGGAAGAAAGATTGCCGTCTCCCATTCTGTAGCAAATACCTGAGAAGCTCGGGTCTTCATGTGGCTCTTTAAATAATGCTTTAAACATGGTGCAAATTCACGAAGTCTCTTTGCCGA